CTTCTGAGATTAGTTTTTCGTCTTTACCCTTTAAAGCTCGAATCGTTACCTCACCTTTATTTTCATAGGTCAAGCATTTTGAAGGCAGGTTTATTGGTAGCCACTTCTCATTATTACTCATTGTACATCCTCCGTTTGTTTTTATTGGAAGAATTAATAAAGCGTATCTATTAAATCAACACTTAAAGTTATATCTACATTAGTTATTTGTTCATTAGTGTAATCCAAATTGTACTTAGGTAATGAAGTTGGGAATATCCCCTTAAATCTATATCTATTTACTACTACCCCAGTTGTATCATAAAAAAGTAAGTACATTGTTTTCGCATAATCACTTTTAGGCGTATATAAACCACTTGGACCTACCATCTTTTTTCTCCACGCTGTAAAATACGTGGTCACAAAGTCTGGGACTGTCTTTAAGAACGTTAGTCTTATAGGTTCTATACTCAACATCCCGGGGTACTTTGCTTCAAAAGCTCCAAATCTAGTTCTATCCGCACTCCCATCAATTGTATAATCTCCAAAACTAATTTTTTGGCACATCTTAGAAACTAAAATACCAGGCATTGGTAAGAAACCACTCATAAAAGTAGGCAAGATAATGTCCCACATATAATTTCTTTGGAAGTGGATACCTCCATAAGGTTTATCAGTAAATAAACCTGACGGCTTTAACACTTTTAGTGCCGACTTACCTACTTTAGAGTAGTCACCTAAGATGCCCATTTAGTTCCTTTAGCTTGACGTTTCTACGTAATCAAATGAAAACGTTACTGGGTATTTAACAATTGCTTCAGTTTCATAACTTAAAGGTACTGCTTCCAAACTTTTTGGATAACAACCCTTTAATTTTAATTTCAAAGAAATATCACCACCTACTTCAATTAACGTGAGGTAAATATCCGTTTTAATTTCAGAATCACCCTCACCCACTCCAGTACCAACATTCACTACTTTATTCATCCAACTATTAATAGCATCCCATACTTTTTTATCTTCACCTTCAATAAAAGTACAAGCCCACTCATGGTCAAAAGACAATTTACCAGGGACCATTATTCCAGCTGTTTGTTTAAATGGGATTGGGATTGCTCCTTGTCCCCTAGCTGGGATTGTTGTGGATTGCGCCCTTAAATTGTAGACTTGCACTTCACCGTCTCCAACAGGCGATGGTATCAATATCTCCCACAGAAAATCACGTTGTGGGTTAGATAAGTTTGCTTTTAAAGCGTTTACTGACATTTCAGGCATTTTAAACCCTCCTTAATATTTATTTCAAAATTACAGATTAGCGCCTCTGGCGATTAACTCTGTAAAACTCGTACTAGTGTTTGTAACAATAACGTTTAATTGGATAAACTCTGCCATTCTGATAGGTTTAATAAATACGTCTACATGCAATTCGTTTCTATCAATAGTTGCTGGAGTGTTGTTTGTTGTATCACAAACTACTTTATAACCATTATCTCCTACTTCAGTTTGGAAAGCTCCTCTTGAACCTAGTAAATCCAGATATTCTTCAATAATAGCTGTAACTCTAAAACGAGTTAACTCACTATTAGGTTCAAATACAAAATATCTTAAAGAAGCAGCCATTGCTTTTTCGAGAATAATTAATAATCTTCGAACATTCAATCTATCTAAAGCCGAAGGTTTTGTTGCCTGCATCTTTTGACCCCAAACTACATTACCATCTCCTCTGAACGTCTGTAATGGATTGATTTGGGTTTCATACAAACTGTCTCTTTCTCCTTCAGTAAAGGTGTCTGTTAAACCTAAAGAACTCGACATAATCCCTCTATTTAAACCTGCCGGAGCATGCCAAGGCTCAGAAACAAAATCATTATAGGCAATTTGAGAACCAACAAATCCCGACGGGGGTAATTCTACAATTTTATCATTATATTGGTCATACCATTTCACCCAAGGAGCATACAAAGCACAATAGCTTGAGTTAAAATTCTGAGTACTTTCTCTCCAAGTAATCATCGAAGGAATTGAAGTTAATTCAGCGTAAGGCATATCTAAAATGGCCACACAATCTTTTCTTGCTTCGGCTATTGTTTTTAACTTCGTTTGGGTTGTAACATCTGTTTCTCCACCATTTAACAAAATACGGACGTCTACATCATCAGGATTTGCAAAGAAATCCCAACCTGTATTGACGTGAGTTGGCGATGTTGCTGAACCATCACTACCTGCTAAGAAAGCTAATTGAACTGCGTTAGCCTTAGGAACGACTGTAACAGCAAGAGCACTATCAGCTACTACAATATAATCACTATAACCATTAATTTTGTCTTCTAAATACTGCTGTCTTCCGTAACCATCTGTTTGAGTATTTCTTGATACTGTCCAAGTTTCTACCTTTACATAGTTACCATCAGCATCCGTAGCATAAACTACAATATCAAATGTATAAGCTACTGCATCTACATTTTCAATTATTACTGCTAGACCATTATTCCATACACCTGGGTCTTTGCCAAAAATGTTGAAACAGTTGTCAGAACCGGAATCATCCACAAATACTGGAGTTGCTGATCCTACTGATATGCCTACATTATCTTCTGCACTAACAGAACTTTTAATTGCTACACCACCATATAAAGCTCCGTTAACAACTCTCATACAATACAATCTGTTTCCGTTTTCCAAGAAAGTCAAAGCAGTGTAATGGAAATCGTTACCAGGGACAGGTTCACCATACTCATTAATAAACTGTTGAGTATTAGTAATCAGCCTTAACTGCGTAATATCCCCTTTAACAGAATAACCTACTAATCCTGCCGTAGTCGTGGAAACATTTGGAATAATATTTGATAAATCTGTTTCTTTTGTATAAACACCTGGGCTAATCGGGAAAGTCATTTTAATTCCTCCTTGTTATTTTAAAAACCATCCAAATATACTTTTTTTCTTAGCATTGTCTAATGCTTTCTGTAAATTGCTCTTTAGCTTAACTTTGATATGCATTTCTTTTGTGTAAGTTCTACCATTATAAGCAACATATTTTCTATAAAATACTAAATAATTTACTTCCTTTTTCTTAATCTCCCACAACCCAAATACCCTATTGTCTTCCTTATCATCTACTATATCTAGGAACTGGTCATTAGTTATTGTTTTATTTTTAATGCCATTCTCTGGGTCGTTTAAAGTTATTGATATCTTCCCCCATATACCTATTCGCACTAACCAAGCTTCTAATGTTCCGTCAAAATTACCTGGTCGCATATCTGGATGGGCCAATCTTCGCTCAACATCATCTCTTTCTGGTTGAGTCAGTTCACTAACTTTATCTCTTATATTGTTAAATAAACTCATCTTTAACTCTCCTCATTCACTATTGTGTACGATGCTAGTAATAAAGACTCACTAGTTATTGCTGTGCTTGGCCCTTCATTATACCATACATCTAAATATATTGTTAATATTGAACCTGGAGTGCTGGACGTAATTATCCAACCTTCTAACTCAATAGGTGCTCTGAATACAAAGTGGGTTCCTTTATCATAAATATTATAATCTGTTTCATCTACCAACCCACCAAATTTCATATACATTTCTAGCGGAAATTCATCATTGTAGTCTAAAACTAGTTGGGGTTGTGTGTGAACCCAAAATGCATATGCTTCTGTTGCCTCCATTATCTTGTCTAAACTCTTTGACCAGAAATAAACATCGTAATTCATTGTTATAGGAACTGCCTTGAGATTTACAAAAGCTGCTTTAGTACTTTCATCATCATACCGTAACAACATCCCCCTTCGTGCTAATGGTGACCTTTGTCTTGTCCAATCAAAAGCTAAATTCGGTCTCCATATACTGATAAATTCGGTAATATTGGCTCCCCTTTTTTCAGATAACATTCTTTGGGCTACTTGTTTAGGGGCAAAAACTAAGTCTGTTCTCTCAACAGTCATGTCAAAGTAGGATTGAAACTTAGCAAACACTAAAGTTTTCATTCCTTCGTCCATAGTTTTTATAAATGAAGCCATTGTTTTACCTTTTTTTCGCTAATAAATCCATAAACGCCTTTGTGAATGTTTTTCTTTCCCCTAAGGTTAACTCAAAAATATTTTCTTTTTCCCACTCTTCTAGAAAATGCTCGGGCTCAACTGGTTCTTTTTTCAGAAAGAATACATAATCAGTATAGGCCTTATTTGCTAATAGCTTAAAGCCAGCAATTTTGAAAATATTGGTGTTCATTTTAACTTTTTAAGTACAAGCTACTTAAATTACTTGTAGGTACTTCACTTAAGTTAAAACTCGCTTTCACCATTTCTTTAATGCTTTCAAAATTGAATACTTTTTTGTCATGTAACTCTTCACCTGGTGCAATATAGACAGTTGTTCTTTCATCTACCTGTACCGGAACTGAAGCTTTAGAAATATTTTTTATTCTTCTTACTCTAATAAAACTCATACTTTCCTTTATTCTTTAACTCTTCTTGGGGCCAATTTAAAGCGCCTTATTACCTCGGAATTATACGTTCCTACAGCTAATGCATCTACCACTTCAAATTCGTCTGTATCATAAGTACCCGGAATATATTTTATTGGTACTTGAATGTAAGATTGTATTGTTACCGTAGGTGCATTTGAAAGGTAAGCTGTGATTGGGGCCTCTGTCTCCGTAAATAAACCTAACTTTCTTAACCTTACAATATCCTTTGCACTCCACTCTATCCATATAGGTTGTTCATAATAAGTTACATACGTAAGCTGTGAGGGTTCACCATACATATCTTCCCCTTCCATTGCTGTTAAATTGCTCGGTATGTATAAATCGCAGGAAATACCGTACATCTTGATAGCCAAGTCGCTAAACTTTTTTAATCCATCTAATGTTCTATCTGGTAATATTGGCATTTTTTCCTAAGGGTGTAAGTGGTTTAAAACCACTCCGGCTACTGCAATTATAAACCCTGTTGCTCCTATTAAAATTAAT